TGGGGTATACGCAAATTTCTTAGTACCTACTTTGGGCATAATTCCTCCTAATATATTTTCGTTATTGGTCTTTTATTAGGGAGCATTAATCCAAAACCTCTTGGAGTAATAACTGTGCCACCTTTGTTCTTTTTAATTGGTTTACTACCATGCTCCGCTGTCCATTTCTTAGCAATTGCGGGCTCATTCGCCCACAAATATTTTCTTTGTTTTTCTGACTTGAAAGGCATTATTCCTTGTTCTCCACCTTGGTTATAATTTTTGCATGTTTTGTTCCTCCTACATAAAGTCCAAACCATGCTGCTCCTGCACCTACAATAACCGAAACAAAGGCCGATTGGGCATTTGTTGGGTCAGGTAGTTGCATAAACCATTCCGTTGTTCTCCAAAAGGCAACTCCGTATAACGTAATTAACAAGCGCGGAAAAATTCTCCACGCACTAAGACGCTCCGGTGAAATCATTTTTTCTTAAATAATCCTTTAACACCTGGCGCCATTCTCACGCCCATGCTGACACTGCAGCTTAAATATAAGAGATGCTTATAATAATCCGGCAATTTATGAAGTGCCTCAAAGCCCCTTTCCACGTGCTCCGTCATTCCAGGAATGAATACTAAAATTGCGGGGATCATGAGGGCAAGCAAAACGAATTCGTCTTTCCAGCTTCCCTTCATTTGATCAACAGCGGACGCTTCCCACGAAACTTCGCCGGCGATCTGTTGCTGCCTTAATTTAGTATTAGCTTTTATTTCTGTCAGTTTGTTTTCGGCCTTCGCTTTCTTGGTTTCAATGAAACCGGAAACCGCTTGACCAGCAACCCCTAATAATGGTTTAATTAATAATTGTAACATGTTATTTCACCAAATCTATTATACCACCATCTCTTGCCATTGCAAGGTTGGTGTATGGATTTCCTCTATGAACTTCTACCATATAGTCTTGTAAAGGTGTTTGTCCAGGTATAAATTCCTCTTCGCCTCGTTGCTTTGGTCCGGGTCCTATGCCAGCACCGTAAAGAGCTGCAAGGTCACCATAATCTCCATATCCTGCAGCCCAGCTTCCTGGTCCACCTGGAGGAGATCCTCCATAAATATCCCCTCTTAATTCGTCTAACGCAAATTCTATAGCAGGAATATTTTCTTCCGTTAAAGTAGTAGGTATGCCTGTGAACATATCACTAGTAGATGTATCAAAATCATAAGTGGGAGTAAAACGCCCTTGGTCATCATATGTACCAGTTGTTGCCGTCTCCAATAAATAGCTTCCTAATTTATTTAAAGTAGGTTTTTTCCATTCCCCATTTACTAGTACAGCTCCGGGTTCTCCCATTTCAGCATTTTGGTAAACTAACTTATCTCCTATTTCATCATCAAAATCTGTTGTTCTTACATATGGACTATATTTATCGTCGATAAGATCAGTATTATCCAGCATATTAAAAAAATTATATGCCAACCCCTTAGGGTCATACATAGACATCATTTTTTCTAAGTTAGAAGATCCTAGATTCTCTAATACTGGAAGAGGGCCTTTTCCTCCTACATTTCTATCGCTAGGAAAACTTTGGGATGAAGTGTCTCGACGATCACTGGCCCATCTAGGAGGGTCTTCTCTTCTAGTATTTGCTCTTTCTAAATTTCCGCCAAAACGTGTATCCGGTTGACTATATCCTGGTCTTCTTCCAGCTGTTGCTGTTTCTTCAAATGGGTTTCTTTCTGGCATTATCTTAAACCAAGTTTGTATGGAAGAACTTCGTCATCCATGAATTGATAAAAATAATCAGGAACATTCATTGGGAAAAACTGACTATACCATGCATCATAAGGATTATCCCCAGATATAAGTTCAAACAATTCATCACTCATGTTTTCCGGCTGTGTCATTAATCTTGCAGGACGGTCTCTTAAATAACTGTAATCACCTATAATGTCCTCTTTTTCTCCTCCCCCTAGCATTTCTCCTAGGAAAGGAATACCGGATACGGCCCCTACAGCTCGTTTCATTATAGCCGGAAGTAAGGTTTGGAGTCCTGACGCTATAGGAAAATGACCAGCATACGATTTAGGATTTGTCGTCCTGTATGAATGCATCATTTTTCTATAAGGGTCGTGGTAAAGAGAATTAAACAATTTAGCTTGTCGCGTATTAAGGACTCCTCCTTGTCTTGGACCCAGTAAATCTAAAGCTTGTTTTTTTAAACCTTCACGAAATCTTGTAAAATCTTTTCTTTTCGCCGTATTGGGATTGAATGAACGCATCCAATTTTCATCGGCTTGACGTTTGGCTGCGCGTTCTTTACGCGCAGCTTTCACGCTTTTCCATTGCCTGTCTGCAAAACCTTGTCTATCTAAAACAGTGGCCATTATGCACCAGGTAAAATTATAACTTTAAGGACAACAAGAATTACAACGACTAAAATTCCGGCTTTTATCCAGTCCTTTAATTTCCATTCATTCCATTCTTTTAAGTGTCCCCAAAGATCTTTTAATAAATTCATTTGATCCTCCTAATGTATAGTTACGGGTTCAGTCATTTCTTTTTCTAATGCGTTCATAAATTCAAAGGAATCTATTACTGCCTGAAAAACAAACGATGTTTGTGATGGCCCTAACGTCTCGATATAACGCTGACGCGTGATAGCCATCAAAGCTGCACAAACTAATAGTGCATCTTCGGGTCTCTTTATAAGGGAAGTAGCGAGAGTGTCAATCTCTTGCATTGCATCACTTATTATCTTTACGTTCTCTAGATCTTGTTTTCGCATTTATCCTCGCGGTAGTTACATCTTTTTCATTTTTCATGGCCTCTTTCGTAATGGCCACATTTTCTTTCAATTGCCCTAATGCATCTTTCGCTGCCTCCTGATCAATCTTGCCAGCGACATCCATCAGCTTAATTGTTGTATCAGCTTCTATCTTGTCACGTTCCATGTCAAGTTTTTCAGCTTCCATTGTTCCTTTAGTCTGCATCTCCTGTTGACGCATCATTGCTTCAGCTGCTCGTAAGTCAATCTCTCTTTGTTTTAATTTAACAAGTGGATCAGCCTGTTCTGCTGCTGTACGTTTTTCTTCGTCTTGCGCAAGTTGTGCCGTCATCTGAGCTTCTAAATTCGCAATAGCATTTGTTTTATCCATCATCAGTTGTTGCGCCAATCCATCCAATCGTTGCATCTCTTGTGGATTCATTTGTGCCGCCTGCATCTTCTGTTGTAAATCCTGCTCCATTTGGGCGAATTGTTCCTGCACTTGTTTCTGTGCCATCAACGCCACGTGTTCTGAAACGTGCGCCTGGAGCATGGAATAAAGTGGTGGATTAATTTGCACCATTCGTGTGAACATAAATTCAGCATGCGCTTTCATGTGCGCTGGATGGTCCTGTTGAATAAACGCTCTGAGTGGAGAACCTTTCATCGCTGCCGCGTTTTCCACGGCTGGACTTAAAGGTTGTGGTTCATTTTCTTCATCTGCTTTTAAGATAGCGTCAATATTATCAACACCCATCGCTTGGTACATTCTTCTGTACGCTTCACGCAAATTATGCATTTCTGGATTAGAAGACGCCAATTGCAGTTGTTGCTGTGCCAACATGACACGTTGCGACATGGAAAAAATATTTGGATCACTAACCGGAAGAATATCTACACGGTCATCAAAGTCTGATTGCTTAATCATACGATCACCACCAACCACTTGGTATGGATATTCTGCTGGTGTGTACATTTGCAAGCATGCAGCAAGCAACTTAAATTCTTTTCGTTGTGAGTAATGCAATCTTTTTTGTATTGCACTCATGACTTTAGTTCCTCTTTCAAGTAAAGCTAAAGTCGTTCCAACTGGATTCTGTTCATTTCCTTCACCCATTTTCATATCAGCAATCGCCGCAAAAGATTTTCCTGCGTCAACAGCAAAACCTAATAATGCAAATAAAGTTTGGGAAGGTTCCTTGTAAGGTAGTGGTAATAGTGATTCTTTAATCGAAGTTCCTGTTACATCAACATCACGAAATTCCCCTGGCTGCAACGGCTCGTCATGGTCGCGTATACGCATGCCACGCGCCTTGAAACCTGCTGGAAGGTTAGCGAGAGTTCCTGCGTCAATCAACTGCCGCAAAACACTTGTTGCCGTTCTCGATAACCCACCTAGCATATGAATTAGACCAAAGCCATAAAACCCTAGTCCTGGGAGGAATTTGAAATGAACAAAATAAGATTTCTTTTTAAAGTTTAAATCTCCTTCTGCCCAGTTCCTGCGAATTGATAAAATCTTAGAAGAATACTGATCAATGGTTACAATGTACGGAAGCTTAATTCCGCTTGAGTCTTCAAATCCTGGAACGTCTGCATTGACATGCATTTCCAAAATAAGATTCTCGTCATTCTCTCCTTCGTTGGTGGGCCTTACACCCTGTAGTTCATTTACTTTTTCTCGTGTTTCATCTATGAGATCAATTTGTCCTGATGTAATCGCGACATCGCGGTAGAATCCTGAAACCTGTAATTTTTTAACTTCATTGGCGGACATTTTTATCGTGTGCGTTACGCGTTCCGCCTGCTCCAGATCAGTTGCCATATAATTAACAACACAATCTTCGCTTGTAACAAATTTTGAAACGCAACGTTTCAACAGTTCATCATAATAAACTTTCTTGAACGCTGAACCGGACAGTGGAAGATAAAACAGTAATTGGTCCATTTCAGGATCAAACTCTTCCATTACATTCATAATGTAATAGTTCATGTAGTCTTTTACACGATCTGCCTGCTGTTCAACTTCTGGTGTCAATGCACCTATTATTTGGCATCGTACGGGGCCGCTTGGGGGGAGAAGTTCCTTATAAGCTTGGGCTTGAAACTGTGTAACAGATTCAGCCAATAAGGGATGTACGACCCCGGATGCTCCTTCGAAGGGTTGGGTGCGGTCTTCATATTTGAATCCCAGCATGTCAAGGCCTTTGACATAGGTATCTTCCCAGTCTTTCCTTGAGTCCTTGTCCGCTTCGAATGCATTAACCAAATCCGATGAGAATCTGGCTAAATCATCATCTGAAATATATTCAGATAAATTCGCGTTAAATGGTATTTGTGATTGGTCTATGTTTTCAGAAGTTACAATTTCTTCCGCGCTGCCGTCTTCCATGATTTCAAAACCATCGAATTCAACGTTATTATTAA